GCCCGAAGCTCGTTGGAGCTGGCCAGGATCGTATCGCGCTTGGGGGTAATGTCCCGGAACTCGGCCTGCTTGCTCGGCAGCACGTCGATGTTAAAGTAGGACCCCCCGTTGTCCACGGAGCGCTCCAACAGGTAGAGGTAGGACCTGTTGAAACGGTGCCCGGCGAACTCACCAGACTGGAAGGCGGCTTTCGGGACCCGGGGATCGCACCAGAAACGGTAAGGGTCGATAGCGGTCCAGTTGTTGTACTCCCGGACAGTGTCCCAGGAGCGCGACCGGCCAGACATCCCGAAGAGGTCGGATATCATCTGGGAGTTGGCCGCGGGCTTGCGGGATACCCAGCCCTCTTCAGTCTCCCACACGTCATAAGTGACGCCGATCCCGTACTTCTCGGCATCCTGCATCTGGGTATAGAGGGTCAGGATCGCCATACACTGCTGCATATCGTACTCGATAGCAGTCTCCATGAGACGCGAGGTCGCCATGTCTTCGGGACCGCGACCGTCGATCTCCCACAAGGGGCTGCGATTGAGTAGGATACTCATCAGTTGCGACAGGCGCACCGTGAGGACTGCGTAGGACACCGGCACCACGATACCACGCTCGAACGGGAACTCGATGGTGTCGGTCATGGTAGTACCGTCCGGGCGCTCGGCCCCGCGGCTGGTGTTGACGTAGAGGCGCACCTGCTCGTCAACCTTATCCCAGGAGTCGTACCGCTGCTGGACGGCGTCCTTCGCCATATTCAGGCGCGCGATGACCCTGGGTAGGGTTTCGGCGTGGAGCTTATTGCCGTACTTCAGCTTGTCCTCGACGCTCGGCTCGCGCCCGATCTCGATATCAGGCCCGGCCTTCTTCAGACCAAGGAGTTCTTCTATGCCCGTTTCCGGCAGACTGTTAGTTGCTGGCATTGACGTATGCCACTCTCTTCGCTTCGCACTCGTCGCACCACACCGGGCGCGTCCCTCTGGAGGTGATGATCACCGGATTCCCGCACATCAGGCACACCGGCTGATGGGGTCTACCCATGTACCACTCGACCAATAGACGGTCGGCCTCTTTCGCCAGCTTCTCGGCGCCATGCTTGAACACGCACGGATGGCAGGCTTTGAGGTTGCCCATGTGCGTAGGCAGCTTGTAGTCGGCCTCGTCTCTTCCGCAGCAAACGCACCCCATGATTACAGGCCCGCCTTCAGGGAGACGATAGCTTCCTTGGCCATCCGGTAACGCTCTTCTGCGTCTTCGGCGGCAGCGTGCAGGTCCTTGATTTTGGCGCCGAGGTCGGCAGCCCGGCGAGAGTAGGTCCTCTCCATATCCTCCTGCCTGACCCGCAATGCTTCAAGCCGGGCTTCGACGGCCTGGACCTCTGCACGTACCTTGTCTTCCTCCGCCCGCATCTTGGCCACTCTGTCGGCAAGCAGGCTTTCAGCCTTGCTAACTATTGCCTTGTAGTCCTCAATAGCCGTAGCTTTGGCCGACTCAAGCTCGTCGATCCCCTTCTTCAGAGCAGCGGCTTGAAGACCCAACTCCACCACCATACGCTCGGAATCGGCGGCGACTTGCAGAGCCTTCTCAATCTCTTGGAAGGCCCGGTAGTGGCTTAGTACCTGTTTGATCTTGCTCATTGCTGAGTTGAGTTCATCGCTCATGTTTACTTTCCTATGCAGAGGAGTACGGTCAGGGACGTGGTGCCGTCGCCAGTAACCCTGGGCCGAATGAGGTTGGTGTTCTCCAGAATCTGCTCGATCTTGGCGGCGACGATATCGAGAGCAGCACTGGACGGATCATTGAGGGTCAGGTAGTTGGCCGGGGAGCCGCCAACCAGCTCGTTCGTACCCTCGATGAAGCAATGGGGGGAGGCCCCGAAGGTGCCAAAGACCTGGATGCTCTTGTCGGGATACTTGCCAGCGAACTCATAAGGCTGGCCGGTGTCCGTGTTCAGGAGGCCGGTCCATTTGATGACCTTCATCCTTACGTTATCTTTGATAACCTCGTAATTTCTTACTGCCATTTCCTTACCTCTTTATGGTTTATCTGCATCTCCGACGCCTGAAGAAGGTAATAATGTAATCAGCTATTTCACTGCTAACACCAGCAAGTTGAACACTGTCTGGCGTTACTGAAGACATTATTGCCTCGCCAAGTAGAGAGCGAATTACTTGCATGTCTGCGTCCGACACGTTGCTTTGAAGCGAAGCAAGTCCGGCGAAGATAAGCAGCCTATTCAGTACAGCGTCCGGGGTCAGCGATGACAACTGGGCGATCCCGGCCAGGTTCCTAGCGACTGCGAGCACGGCGTCAGGGGTGTGGCTGCTCAGGGCCGCAACACCGGCCATAATGATCAACCCGGAGATCGACAGCATGGCATCGTCCGGGGTCATCGAGGAGATCACCGACGTACCGGCCAGGACCCTAAGAACTGCCAAGGCCGCAGCAGGTGTTAATGAGGTGATCTCGGCGGCGCCAGCCAGCGCCCGGATCACCGCCAGGTCAGCATCGGCAGTCGAAGAAGCCAGCAACGCGGCACCGGCCAGGGAGTGGACCACTGACAGGACCGCGGACGGGGTCAGCGATTGCAACTCCGACAGCCCGGCTAGGACCCGAGTAACCGCCAGGGCCGGTGAAGAGGTGGCCGATTGCAGGGAAGCCTCCCCGGATAGCACCCGGACAATCACCAGAAGCGAACTCGGCGTGTCGGATACCATGGACCCGATCCCGGCCAGCGCCCTTATGATCTGAAGAACTGAAGATGGTGTTACCGTGTTCAGCTCGGCAGCTCCGCTCAGGCCTATCAACTTCAAGAGGTCGGCATCTGAGGTTGCAGAGGTTAAGGTGGCAGCTCCAACCATGGCACGGATAATGGAGGCAACAGCGTTTGGAGTCAGGGTCTGGAGAGCGGCGGTGCCACCCATACCAACCAGCTTTAACAAGTTCACATCCGGGGTCAATGACGTAAGGCTGGCGACTCCGGCGAATGTGTAAGTGCTACCTGTGGTGTAGAAGACCTGAATCCAAACAACGTCCACAGCGTTACTAGTGGCTGAATAGGTTGTTTGGCAACTGAACCTCACCGAGAAGTTGGTTACAACTTCATCCCGAGTCCAAGTTGTGCCCCACAAATCAGTGCTTGATCCGTAATCGACGTTTGTGTCCGCGACGCCCCACTTAGTTGTCGTATCTGCTTTGTCGTTGCCGACCAAAGTACCATTCTTAGCCAGCCTAAGAGAGCTGTCGCTGGTATTGCCGGAATAACTGGCGTATCTCTGAATCCTGACAATTATGCCGTTGATGGTAGCCCCGGCTGGGATAGCGCTTAGGTTGAAAGTGGCAACAAGCCAGTCGCTATATGTGTTCTGAAAGCCGGTGCAAGTCGTCCTGGATTGGTCGTCAGCAACAATACGGGTCGGTTGAGACCAGGCGGTTTTACCATCCCGGTCAACACTTGCCCCGCTCGCTGCTACGACAAAACCAGTATCGGCCATCTTAACTCAGGGTTACGTCGAACCCACCAGCCGCCACCCGAGCGATGTCTCCGGAGGCGATAGCCTGATCGGTGGGGTCATTGGTATAAAGCATGTTCGTAGTATCGGAGAGAGCCGCCATCGCCACAACTGTTCCCCAGGAGGCTGTAGCTGTAGGGAAGTCCGACTGGCTGGTGTTGGCAGACGCCCCGCCAGAGGCCACATCCCAAGCGTTGACCGTGATCTGAGCGTAGCTGCCACCAGTTACTTCAGTGCCAGGCCCGGAGTCGGCACATACCGTAGTGTATAGGGCCAGCTTGATGTTGGTGGCGGGGGTCAAGGTCCCGGCGTCGAACAGCCAGTTCAGAATCGAGTTGGCGTAGGCGGTGTAGACACCCTTGCCGGACACGGCGCTTAACTCGACGTAAATCTCAGCGCTGACCACTTTGGGGGTGTTACCCGCGACGATGGACTTGGCAACAGCAAAGGCCCCGTAAGCTAGGAGGGTTCCACCCGAAGCGGCGGTCCACAAGCCCCAGTGGGATACGGTACTCGACCCGGCAGTGCAGGGGTCGAAGGTAACATCGGCGTCCTGGGTGATCCTGCGAGAAGCAGCGACGCCGAAAGAGATGGCTTTGCGGGCATACCCGGTATAGGTCGGGTCCGCCCAACCAGCGCCGGTGTCTAGGGGGTCGGCAGTAGAGAGGCCCAGATAGACCGTTGCCGGAGGGCTGTACGAGCCGACCTTCAGTATGTGGTCTAGGACTTCATTCTCAAGGGTATCGGTTAGGCTGCCCATTATCTCATTGCTCCCAGGACTTGTTTATAACGTCTCTCGGCAGCCCTCCTTTTGGGGGTGGATGCCATTAATGCTTTGATCACCGGCCACTCTCTGAATATCAGGTAGCCACCCGAGTCAGAGGCATGAGTGCGGTAGAAGTAGGGGTCCTCGCGCTTCTTGGTCTTGACGATCTGCCCTTTGGCGATCACAACCTCCTTCAGGTCGCGTACCAGCTCGGGGCACTTGTCGGGATCAATAAGCACCCCCACCATGCCATCGACGCCGCGCATCTTCAGGTTGAAGGCGTTCACCCGGTCGATAACCGGGGGATTGATTGCCGGGACCTTCCAGACCTGGGTAGCGGGGTAGCCGCGCAGGTACAGCCGCACCAGGTCGTAGCAGGACTTTTTAGTCTGCGGGCTGCGACCGTTGCCGGTAGCATCGCCATAAATCCAGAGTTCGCCCTGGTGGGCCGGGTATCTGTTGCGGAACTCACGGACCATGTCCTCGATGGAGGCTGGCGATATCCGTATCTCGTCGATGAAGCAGACCAGGCCCCGCACGATCTGAGCCACCTCCCACAAGCATGGCTCCACGTTGAAGTCCATGGTGAGGCAGAGGGGCAGCGAGACACTGTACTCCAGGCCCTTGAGTAAGTTGGCCATGGTGTAGTGGTAGGCTGAGGCGCCGGAGACAGACGAAAAGTCCATCTCCATCTCCCGGTCCCAGGAGCCCTGCCAGTCGTCCCGGTCTGTCTTGTACTTCTCGATCTGGGACAGTCTCCACTCGTCGTCCTTGTCCTTGTCGTGGGAATAATGGACAGGGACCATGACGAAGCCGCGGGGAGTGCGGATTGGCTGAAGGATATCGGTAGGCACTATACGAACCTGGTGAAGCCCACGTCCCGGCAGATACCAGCCAGGATGCCTTGAGGACCATTCGACGTAGACAAGATGATGAGCTGCGCCCCTTTCTCCCAGATTGGAAGGGCGCTGATAAGCGCCTTGGATGCCTCCGGCTGGAACTCGCTCTCGTCCATGATTAGGATGGAGAAAGTAAAGGAACGGATAGCATCGTCACCTTGCGGTATTGCCCAAATGTAAGAATCGGTGTCGGCGTAAGTAATGCGACCAACAAGACCTTGATGTGTTTTAATAGCTTTGAACTTGCGCCTAAGCAACGGCTCGCGCAAGTGGTTCTCGATAAAGCAACAGCGTTGATCGGTAATGAACGCTGCTTTCTCTTCGGTCTCTGACTGGTAGAAGATCGCGTGGTGCGGCTGAAAGCGCGCCCGGTAGACCGACCAGGCGGCGCACACCCAACTGACCATCATGCGTCGGGACTTGGGGATCACTACCCCCTTCTCATTATCGAGGACCCAAATCAGGTCCCGGAGGTATTCCTTGTCGGGCCACGGCAGCATGGCTTGAGTGGCCTCGTCCTGGGTGTTGACCTCATTCAGGAACCAGGCCCACGGATTCCGGGCATACTCCTGATCCAGGCCAGAAAGGATGGCCCGCACCTCGCCGGTGTTCAGGTTGCTGAGGGCAGCCGCCCGGTCCTCCTCGGACAAGGAGGCCAGGAAATCGACGATGTCCCGGCTACTCTGCACGCTGCTTCTTCTCGACCGCCTTGGCGATCTTATCGAACAGCCCGGTCAGGCGTTCTTTGGCATCCCTGATCTCGCCGCCTGCCGACACCTTGACCTCGGACTTGGCGGCGGGCTTCATGTCCCGCATGGTGATGGCCAGGTTGAGGGCCGGGAAGCTGCCATCGGTAATGTGGCCAGCCAGGGTCTTGATCAGCATCTCCTCATTGAGGTGATACCGATCCATGATCTCATAGACCCGCTCTTCGATCCCGGCCTTCTTGCAGTGTAGGCAGAAGTGAAGATAGAACGACCCGCAGTCGTCGCATACTCTGAAGCCGTCAGTATCTATTCCCATTGCCCCTTCCCCCAGTCGTCCTTTTCACTGTCCGCGGTTTGCCGTACATGAGGCCCCAGAACTTCGCCAGCTCGCTCTCGGGGACGCGCCAAAGGCACCCTTTGCGTGCCTGTACTCCTTCGAGTTTCCCGTCCCGTAGGAGCTGGCGGATCGTTTCTGCTTGCCTATGAACCAAGAAGGCAAACTCGGGGACAGTGAAGAGGACTTCACTAACTTTGCGACTCACTGGAATCTACACCCTATAATTACATTATACACTATATTTAGTCGTTCTACAACCCCTAAATACCATATA